AGCCATACAGGTCTGGCATTTTCTCCTGGAGAATCCTTTGACGTTTCCTTTGATGTTCCTGGTGAGTATACCTTTTGGTGTGATCCTCATAAAGGGGCTGGAATGATTGGACACGTTACCGTAAACTGATTTAGATTAAACAAAAACTGATGAATCACGCTGACCATTCTACTTACGAACACTTATTCCATATGTTTTTATGTTGCATTGCCGGTCTAGGAATCGGCACCCTAGCTGTCTGGGGATATCAAAAAATTAAAGGAAATAAAGATCACAATCCATAATGGAAAAAAAAAACCAGGACAATGTTGGGACTTTGTAATGTCTTCTTTTACTAGAAGTTATGGAGTTTCTAAGGTCATGGAAAATCAAAGATTTCATGAACTTGCATTGCAGTGGTGCGACGACAATAATTATGAGTGTAAGATTCACTTAGATGATTTGAGAAAAGTTGACGCACAGTTTAGAAACTTGTATGAAAGTGATTACATCTGAAACCTCATATAAAATCTCAGAAATGCTGAGAGATACCTGGCCTCAACTTTACAGGCCAGGTAAACCATTGTATAATGAAGAACCAAGGAGTGAGACCAATGACAGAAAAAAAGAATACAAGCGCTGATATGCTTGGGCAGTTTGCCATTGTCCTTCAAGAACTTGGATGGGACGCTGATGATGAACTGAGGGTTGATATTGGAGGTGTTGCCGCAACGGGAACCGCAACTCATCCAGATGCAAATCCAAAGTGGGCAAAACCTTTTGGAACTATCACTTATCAGAAGGATGCTTTCATTGTAATTAAAAATGTAAGTCGCAATCCTGTTGTTCCTTCTCAACCAAATCCAGATCTAAAAGCATATCACTCTAAATAACTTTCAGTTTCTTATTTACTATGAACTTTACAATTTATTCTAAGGATGGATGTCCTTATTGCTCAAAGGTTCAAAGAGTGCTAGAATTGGCAAATCTACAATATGAGGTTAAAAAACTTGGAGTAGATTTTAATAGGGAAGATTTCTATTTTCAATTTGGAAATGGATCCACTTTCCCACAAGTTCTTTTGGGAGAAAAACAACTTGGTGGTTGCACAGAAACTGTTAAATACCTTTCGGAAAACAAACTTGTTTAATGGATACTAATTTTCACGAAGTCTACTTTGATGTTGATCAGGCAATTGATTATGCTTTTGAAAACAAATTTGTATTGAAATTTTATGATTATCTAAAAACAAGAAATGCAACAAGAAAGCAAGTAGAAGAATTTATTACGAGTCAAACTTCTGTTGAGATTTCTGATTTGGTGAATGACTTAGAAGAATATCTTGAGGGTGGATCTGATAATAATCACAAAATGCTTCGTGAAGCATATGGGCACATTCCAAAACCACAAGCAAGAAAAATTAAAACATATCTTTATAGTATCCTAGAAGATGCTTGGAAATATAGTTATGACAAAAGACCGGGAAGAAGAAAAAAGACTGTCAATAAATAGAGGTGTGGAGCTTATGCTCCGAAAGACGAGTAAGAAAAAGAGGGAGGTTCCAAAAGTTTTTCAATTTAGATTTGAAAAATTAATCTCTTTCTTTTCCAGAGAGTTCTATTTTCAAATCAAGTTTTGCATCAATAAGAAATAACTCTTTGGAGAATAAAAATGGAGTCAATTTATCTGGTAACATTTTCAACAATGTTTACTGTTATGTTTTTCTTGATTGGAGGAATTATTGGTTGGATTGCCAACAGACATTTTCTAGAGACTAGACCTCCCTATCTACATCCAGAATTCATGGATGAAAATGGAAATCTTATTCCTGATGAAATTGTAGCAGTTAGATTTGAAAATGGTCTTGATTATGATGAAGATGAATATGACGACGAATAAATAGAACAACTTAATTATTTTTAATTATGACAACTAATACGAAAAAAAGGTCTACTTCTAAAACAACCAAAGCACCAGTTAAAAGTGCAACTATTGAGAAACTTCAACCAAATGCTTTTCAAACTGAAATTCTAGAATTGGTTTCTAAGCAAAGAACTAAGGCAAGCAAGATTTCTCTTCTTAAAGAATATGATAATCCTGCATTGAGAAGCATCTTTATTTGGAACTTTGATGAAAGTGTAATCTCTCTTCTTCCTGAAGGTCCTGTTCCTTATTCTAGTGTCAAGGATCAGACTTCTCTTGGGGGAACTTTGAGTGAAAAGGTTAATAGTAAAATTTCTGGATCAGATGAAAGAGTGACTTTCAATGGTTTGTCTGAAAGTTCTTCTGCTGGACATACATCTCTGAGAGCTGAATATACAAAACTCTACAATTTTGTTAAAGGCGGAAACGACGGTCTTTCTACTATCCGAAGAGAAACCATGTTCATTCAGATTCTTGAAGGACTTCATCCATTGGAAGCAGAACTTTTGATTCTTGTCAAAGATAAAAAACTTTCTGAGAAATATAAAGTCACAAAAGAAATTGTTTCGGAAGCTTATCCTGATATTATCTGGGGAGGTCGTTCGTGACAGTTGTAAAGGAGAAAACTATGGCGGAGCAAAGTAAAAAAATGAATTTTAATGTTCTGCCCCATGAGTATGGATGTGAAGTTCTTCTAGAAAAAACAACTTTGGATCTTGTAAAAGATCCATCCTTTCCAAATGATGCATATTGTATTTGGTATAAGGTTGAAGGAGAAATCTTTATGGATTTAACTCGGTGTAGAAAGAGAGTAGATCTTTTTGATATGTACTACGACAAGTATGGTCCAGGAGCAGTTCAAAAGATTGATTTTGGATATGGAAGAACCAACCCCAAACTTTGGGGAATTAAACCATCAGAAAAGAAAAAGAAAAGATGAGTGAAGGATTTAGTGAAGAGAGTATTGAAGTCTCTATTAACAAAACAGAAATCAACAATCTTCTTAAAAAGTATAAGAAGATTAAAAAGTATATGAGATCTCCTATATTTAAAATTAAAGAGATGGATGGTAGTGAAACTATTGTAAATAATTTGCTAAAAGAAGTAGATACCGATAAATAAAACTAAACGAGGGATATAATGCTTTCTTCTCAATATAGACTCCGCATGGAGAGTATTTGTGGTAGAATTGCAAGGTGTGAGGAAGTTCAAATCGATGATATGATTTGGGCTCAGAAACTTGCAAAGTCAAATGGATCTGCTGAAGCAATGCTTCGTAGGGCAAGGCGAGCAGCAAATAATCCAGAGATGCAAGAAGGAAGTCTAGATGACTTTATGAATGCGATGGATCTTGGAGATCCAGATCCTTCAAATCATCGCACAGGATTTACAAGTGCTGATGATATAATCGACTTTTTCTCACAAGATAAACCAGAAGATTGGAGGCAGAGAGATTGAGTGAAACATTATATTATAGATATTCAGTTTATGGATGATGAAATAAAAACTTATAACGTCATTTCCACTGCTTCTAAATGGTTTGTATTACAGTCTACATTAGCACATGTATCAGAGTTTAAAAGTTATCTAATTAAATCTTATCAACTATGAATGAAACGGCAGTAATCTACAGTAACGGCAGTCAGGAGTGTGAGCGTATTGGTATGCTTCTTAAGAATCTTGGCGGTGAGTTTCACGAATATATTGAGGGTGTGGACTTTAGTGAACGTCAATTTGAGATGGAGTTTGGTAAAGAAGCAACATATCCTCAGGTAGCAATTGGTAGTAAACACATTGGGAGTATTAAAGAAACATTACAATATCTTAAGAACGAAGAACTTATTTAAAACTGTATCATAAAATACAAAAACACTTGACTATATAAGTTAATGGCACTATAATGTGCTTACGTTCAACCAGAAAACTGGTCGCAAGTAGGACGGCGGAACGGATCGTTCATCTCTTCGGAGACGCAAACCGCCCGAAGGAACGGGTTTTAATTAACTCATTTCTTTGGAGGCAATCTCATGGCTAAAGTCGTATATCGTGGTGCCGCTTATGACACCAATGACCGTCTGAATAAGATGGTTTGCACAAAAGAAACCTTTGTAGAAACTTACAGAGGTGTGAAGCATACCGAAACCAAAGAGGTATGCAAATGAAACTGAATGTCCTGCAGCTTG